TGCTACGACGGCTACGGCACCGGAGACAGTCCTACCTTATACGAGGTTAAGCTTTTGCGAATAGTGGACGAGGAAGGCCTTGCCGTTCGTTTTAGCGACATAGGCAATGGATTCAGCGATAGTCTAGAAGACGAGGCAATACGAATTTATAAAGGATATTAAAATGAAAACTGATATGTTAGTTTGCAAATACTGCGGAGGTAATTGCCCCCTTGATGAAGAACATGCTTGTGATGGCTATCTTGGTGATATTGATGATTTATATGCTATTGAGGATACTGATGGCGCGCTATGACAAGAGAACACCCGCATGACCGGCGTCGTCGATTAAGACGCGAGCGAGCATCGATAGTGGCCAAGCCAGCAGAGCCGGAGTCGCCTATTAAAATTAGCACGATATTCCGACTACTATCGATGTTGTTATTTGCAAACATATTTGGAGGGAAATAAAAAAGGGGCGCTAAGCCCCTTTTCTTTTACTCGGTTAAAGCATGCCTAAACATATGCCATTGCACATGCGATAGCGGCCATTTTTCAGCTGGTATACACTCCACGCCACGCAATAGCAAATCCTCTGCTTGGCTACCGTCATAAAGCAACAGCTCTGCCTTTAATGCAGATGTTGTGCCGGCCGGATGATACTGCACCAAGATATAAGTGGGACAGCCTAAGCTGGCATGCTTCAGATGGAAGGCGACTTGATGGGGACTAAGCGCGACTTTTTTACCACGCTTTACCACCTTCAGCTCCACCATTACAAACCTAGTCTTATTCAGCGCTATCAGACAATCCGGTATCCCTAGGTTCACTCTCGATTCTATCCTCGTGATGTGCGCCTCCGGTAGATTCTCTTTCAGCCGCTTGTATAGCCCCGCCTCTGGTTTTATTGCCATTCTCAATTACCTCGTTTGCGTCAAATGCCGGTTCTACCTCGATGGTTTTTACTGCATCGATGGGTTCCATATCAATAATGGTTTGAGGTGGAGCGCCATAGATGCGTTTGATTTCCTCAAGCTTACGCATTACTTCGTCCTTACTCATGCTATCGATGGTTCCGATACGAACTTCTTTTCTCTCGATGTAGATGGTTCCAAGTGCTTGGCCTCGACGATATTCAGCAGATACAGCCGCACCGAATGCACCCGCCTCCAATGCCTTATCCCGTATCAACTGCAAATCCTTCATGTGCCTATCGTAATTGGTGCCATACTTTGCATTTAACTCTGCACGATACTCTTGGATCGCGGCGACTACATGCGGACAGATTTCAGGATTGGTAAGCTTCCATGCCGTGACCTTTGCAGATTTCTCACTAAAGCCAGCACGGATGGCACACTCTTTCATCGTGACTTGACCGTCACCTGATACCAGCTCTTGCACAAACTTCCACTCGCGGCCGTTTAACTTCTTCTTCTGACTAAGTAAAGAGCCTACATTACTAGATAGTCTCTTCTGCAATTTATCCCCCAAGATGGGCGGGACATTCCAAACATCCTTTGCGGCCATTAGCTTACCCTCCTACAAATCCATATGTAATCATTCTCGATAGGCTGGCGAACAGTGAAGCGCCTATTCTCTATCCTTCTGTAAAACGATTTTAAAGCGCCTCGTATGTTAATAGCCTCTTCGGCAGAGCTGACAGTAAAGTAGTCACCTATTATCATTGCCTTAAATGGATACTTGGCTCTTCCATTGCCACTATGGCGAACAACATGTTGTCTTGGTGTTATTCCCGTTAGTTTTACTTCTTCATCCTTCGACGGCATTATCACTTTCTCCTCTTATACCAAATCTTACCCGATAATGTAACACAAATAACAAGGACTGCCAAACAGATGTCAAGGGATTCAAATGCTGATTTCAATCCGTCCAAAAAAGCACTTTCATTACTCCTTTTTAGCCAAAAAAAAGAAATTATTTTTTCCAAAATTAAGTCTCGCGCGCACCCCATATAAATTTGATATTTCATTACGTCTGTGATTTCAACGTAATGCAGACGTAATGCTTGAAACCCTTGCTACGACTGGCTTATTACGGCATTACGTCTATTACGTCAAATTTTAAAAAAAATGAATTGATTTTTTTTTTTTCAAAACGCTACCTTATATAGAATGCATTAATTGCTCCGTGGTCCGTGGTCCATGATCCACTCACCCACATACACTCAAAACCCTCCAAGACCCACGCACCAAGCCATTGGGCTCATTTCCCACTAAAAACGCACTCTAAAAATTGCCTATTTTTTAAGCAAAGTTGCCTATTTTTTAAGCAAAAACACCCATTACGTTACATTACGTCTATTTTTCAAAACGCTACTTATAAAAAAAGAGACCCCCGAATGAATTCGAAGGTCTCTGTAAAATTTTTCCTGATTTTGGCCGTAATAAGTTACCTAAATACCCCTATTGCACCGTATTATTCAGTCCATGAAGTAGGCAAGATACGATGTGTTTCATGATGACTATTTCACCGAATTCTAGGTCTTGAATTTCGCCTACTTCTTCGTCTTCCTTGCAAATAACGGGAGCGAACATGGGATACGTTATCCCGTCCACGGTAATCCTTACAATCTGCATGAGTTTTTCGTCGTCCATTGACGTAGTTTACTATGGTTTATCCGTGCTGTCTTCTATGAATTCCACGAGGGCATTGATATACCATTGCGCTTTCTTTAAGTCCTTGAGTGTGTCGTCTTTAAGGCCTGCGCGGGATAGATACTTGAGTGCCGATAGTCGTAGGTGCCCTCTGAATTCCTCAGGGGTGGACTTGGCCTCCATGTAATCTATCGTTTCAATCCCTCCGCTGGTGTAATGCGGAGGGCTGTTGATAAGGTCTTTTGTTGATGGAGAAGATTTCTTAAGCCACTCTTTCATTTCTTCCGCTGTCATTTCTATTATGTTACTCATATTGCTCCTCTTCCTTGTCTGCTTCTACGGCCGACGCAAGGTCGACCAGTAATCTGTCCCAAATGACTTGTTTAAAATCGTCGGGGTATTCCTTCCAGGCCTTAAAGTATTCGACGTCAGGACGGAAGCCGTAAGCGTCTTTATAAAGGTCGGACAACAGGTCGGTGTCGAAGGTATATTTCATTCGTTATCCTCCTTGTCTAGCGCACACACAATCAACTTCATGATGCCTATGCTGATAGTTGTAATACATTGCGTAAAAAGCCGACCCAAACATTATGATTGCCAAAATAGCACAAAATCTTTTTTCAAATTTACCCATTATCATTGTTCTCCTTCAACAGAAAATGAGGCGTGGGCCGTGGTAAACGGACGACGTTGTCTGGATGGAGACGGTATTTGCTACCCATTTGCTCCTTGAGCCGTGCAACTTTACTCTCGCGCAATGCGATAGCGGCTTGAAGTTCGGCATCGGGCAATTGCACACGTGCTAAGTCTATTAGATACATGGTATTTTCCTTTTCTAGCTTTCTATTGAACATAATTCACCCCAAAAACAGGTTTGAGTGACTAGAATACCATTATTTTGCACTTTGTAAAGCATTTTTAGCGAAAGTATACGATAAAAGTATCCCGAACGATGCGCCGAGCATAAAAGCTTCTTTGTAGCACAGGTAATAATCGAGGATTTCAGTCATTTTTCACCTTGGTAGGATATTTACCATATTTTGCATATTAATACGATAAATGTTATAAAGAGTCTTTCTGTAAGGGTATATTCTACTATGCCGCATAAAGATCCGGAAGTAAGAAGGCTAAAACAACGTCAGTATTCAAGCAAGCACTACCATTCCAACAGGGAAGAGCACATCGAGCGCATACGGGTGCAGAAGATTCGTATGCGGGCCGAGTGGGAAGAGTATAAGTCTACCTTGGAGTGCGTGCAGTGTGGACAGAATCATCCGGCCACCTTGGACTTCCACCATGTTATCAAAGATCCCGCCAATAGAAAGGTAAGTGAATTGACCCAAAACGGGGCATACAAGCTTGCCCGTGCGGAGATCGAGGCGAAGTGCGTGGTGTTATGTGCCAGTTGTCACCGGATATGGCACCATGAAGAGCGCCAGATGAAGGAAGGGAGTTTTTTAGAGCGCTAAGTGTAAACCATGGTTTACAATCTGTCAGTTGTGTTGCCGATAAGTAACAGGTTTTAGTTCAAAACTAAACTAAAAGTGTAGACCTACGCAAATAATTAAACTCAAAAACTGTATATACACACGATGTGTATACAAAACGCCAAAAAATATACACGTTATCAAAACGTGTATACAAAACGCCAAAAAATACACACGTTATCAAAACGTGTGTATAAAATGTCTAAACAAATGTCTAAACTAATAGTTTAGTTCTGAGTAACATATATGTTACCTTAACCTATTTAAAGCGACTTTTATGAACCACTTTGCAAGATAGTCGCGACTGTTTTAAAGTCGGCTACGATCGTAGTATTTGTAGCTACAAAAAACCCCGCGTAGTCTCCTAGGCGGGG